GGCTCCATACACATCATTCTACGGGAGTATTCTTAATGAATAAACTAAGGCTATGTGTAGACATTGAGACCAATGGTTTTATTCCAGATGTAAATACAATCTGGTGTCTTGTTGCTGTTGATTCAGACAACGGAAATGTCTACTCATTCTCTGACTATGACGATGAGCTACCAAGCTTAAACGAAGGTCTTGCATTCATATCTAAAGCTGATATAGTATTTGGTCATAACATTATCGGTTATGACTTAGTAGTACTAAATTATATCCTTGGATTCAAACTACCAAGCACTGTTAAAGTAATTGACACATGGATTCTATCTCAACTAAACCAATATAAGCGTGAACATAAACATGGTCTTGAGGGATGGGGTGCTAAATTAAACTATCCTAAACTAGACTTTACTGAGTTTAATAACTACAGTAAAGAAATGCTTACATACTGTATCCGAGATGTTGAACTTAACGTTAAAGTATACAAGGTATTAACTGAAGAAGCTACTAACTTGATTCGTAAATACCCTATGTACAAGAAAGGTATCGAGGTTGAAACTGAGTTTGCTAAGATAGAAGCTGACATCAGAGCTAAAGGCTGGATGTTTGATATGGCAAGAGCACAAACCCTCTTAACAGAGATCAACAACAAGTTAGATGCTATTGAGATGGTACTTGAACCTAAAATCGGAATGAGGTGTATTAAGACAGATGGAAAAGACGAATTCAAAGAACCAGCATGGCGAAAAGACGGGTGCTATACAGTCGCCACTGTTAAACACTTTAATATACCGCAAGAGTCGGGAAGAACTGAAAGACCTATTGAAGGAGCCTACTGTAGAATCTCCTTTGAACAAGGTAAAGTCGGATCAATCGAAGTCGTAAAAGATTGGTTGTACTCTATTGGATGGGTACCTGACGAATGGAACGTGGAGAAAATCAATGGTAAGTTTGTTAACAAGTCACCTAAAATTACTGAATCTTCTCTTGAGAAGCTTGGTCCTGATGCTATGCTTGTTAGTGAATACTATACAATTAGAAGTCGTAAAGGCATTCTTGAGGGTTGGATCAATGAAGTTAGAAACAGTAAAGACAATCGTCTTCATGGTCGTATGTGGACTATCGGTACACCTACATTCAGATGTCGTCATGAGGTAGTAGCTAATTTACCTTCTGTTGACTCTGTATATGGTAAAGAAATGAGAAGCTTACTTGTGTCTGAAGCAGGAACAACCATTGTTGGCTCTGACTCAGCTGGCAATCAGATGCGTGGTCTATGCCACTATATACATAACGATGAATTCACTAATGAGGTAATTAATGGAGATGTCCATCAAAGAAATGCAGATGCTCTTGGAACAAGTCGAAAACTGGCTAAGCCTTTTCTTTATGCTTTCTTGTTTGGGGGCGGTGATGGTAAACTTGGTCTCATACTTACGGGTAAGACGGATGCGAAGACGGGTAGAGTTGCTAAAGAAAAGTTTGAAAACTCAATCCCAGGATTAAAGGAACTTAAGGATAACCTATCAAGTCTATTTGATAAAACATCTAATACATTCGGTAAGGATAAAGCCTTTATCAGAGGTATCGATGGTCGTATGGTATTTGTAAGTTCTCAGCATCAGGTACTTAACTATCTATTACAGACTGCTGAAGGTGTCAGCTGCAAGGCGGCAGCAGTATATCTCAGAGACAAACTAAAAGAACGTAACATCCCACACTACTTTGTGTTGCATTATCATGATGAAGTTGCTGTTGTAACTAAAGATGAGTATGCAGAAGAAGTAGCAGAGTTATCTATCGAAGCATTCACCGAAGCACCTAAGTGGTTTGGTATCGAGTGCATGGGTGGTGACGCACATACAGGTAAAACATATGCAGAGGTACACTGATGATTGAATCAGATGATCAATTCGACATAGCAATTATAGATGCAGATAGTATTCTGTATCAGATTGCTTATACACAACCCTCTCCAGCGTTATGTCGTAAAGCTCTTGACGATAAGTTAAAAGAGATTATGACCAGCACTGGAGCTGTTAATGGTGCAATATTTATTAAAGGTAAAGACAACTTCAGGTATGAGGTAGATGCCGCATACAAAGGTAATCGTAAAGATAACATTGAACCTGAAGTTAAAGATCGTATTGACGATCTATATGAGTACTGCAAAGACTTCAGCATACAGTCTGATGGTGGTGAAGCAGATGACTACTGTGGTATTGCCGCTGAGTTAGCATTGCAAGATAACAAACGTTATATTGTATGCCACATAGATAAAGACTTAGACTGTATTCCTGGATGGCATTATAACTTCCGCAAGGATACGTTATACTATGTTGAACCAGAAGATGGTTACAGGTTTCTTATGATGCAGATCTTAACAGGAGATGCTACAGATAATATTCAAGGTTTAAAAGGTATAGGACCAAAGACAGCTGAGAAGCTTATTAATGGTGTACCTAATAACCTCTTGTGGTCAAGGGTTATTGACATCTGGAAAGAAAAATGTGGTGATAATTGGGAACCTTTCTTTTTAAAGTGTGCTAACTGCGTATACATCAGAGAAAGTGATGATGACCTTAAGCCACTAACATTTGAAGAATTAAAGGAACGACTATCATGGAAGACTATGGACACTGGATTGCCCTTACAGACAGACCAGACAACGCCTTCGGATTCATCTATGCAATCTTTGGACCAACTGGAAGACAATACATCGGAAGAAAGCAACTCATAAGTGAAACATCCAGACTACCTACAGGCGCAAAGCGCAGAATTAAGACTCGAAGAGAGTCTGATTGGAGAACTTACAGATCCTCATGCAGAGAACTGCTTGATGATATTGAGTTATATGGAGTTGAAACATTTACTTTTGTTATATATGACTGGGTATTCGGAAGAGGGATGCTTACGTATAGGGAAGTCCAAGAGCAATGGTCGTGTGAAGTCCTCTCAAGAGATGAAACAACTGATGGAGAGCGTCTCTGGTACAATGGCAACATTGGAGCGGTAAAGTTTTTAAAACCTAAATCATGAATAAGAATAAGCCTATCAAACCACTTGAAAAAGAAATACCTTCATTAAAAGAAGATTTCAAAAATCAATTTAAACGTAAGAAAGAAACCCAACAAGAAGCTAAAGATCGCAGAGAACGTATTAGAGAGTATAAAGATAACAGAGACTGGAACTAATATATGTCAAGGTGGATTCATACCGCTTGCCCTAAATGCAGCTCATCAGATGCTTTTTCTTATAAAGAGGATGATGAGTTTGGATACTGCTTTTCATGCTGTAAGTCAGCACCAACAGAACCTAACTTTAAACCAACAGTTTATCATAAAGAAAACTACGATATGCACACAATAGAGGAGATCAAAGAGTATGACACAAGAGGATTTCAAGAAAGAGGTATCACCAAACCCGTATCAGCTCACTACGGTGTTAAGGTTTCGTATGCTGAGGATGGTACTATCAGTAGCCATTTTTATCCATATACTAAAGACAATAGTGTTGTTGCCTATAAAGAGCGTAAACTACCTAAAACCTTTATTATTCACGGTGAGTTTAAAGGTGTACAGTTATTCGGTCAGAATGTTTCAACGGGTGGTAAACGCATTATCATCACGGAAGGAGAGCTAGACGCATTAGCTGTAGCTCAAGCTCAACATGATAAGTATGGTAGGTTCTACCCAGTAGTAGCATTACCCTCTGCATCTGCTACATCAATGATCCTTGAACAACGTGAATGGTTACGTAACTTCGATGAAGTCGTATTGATGTTCGATCAAGATGATGCAGGAAAGAAAGCTACAGATCAAGCCGCTAAGATCATTGGCTATGATAAGATTAAAGTAGCATCATTACCTGAGAAAGATCCTTGTGATGTACTAATTAAGCATGGTTCAGCTATGCTAATGAACTGTATCTTTGATGCACGTACATTCAGTCCAGCAGGTGTTGTTAAGGGTGAGGCTATCTGGGAACAATTCATGCGTAAGAAAGAAACTAATTCTTTGCCTTACCCTGAATGTTTGAAGACTCTCAACGACAAACTACATGGTCTTCGCTTAGGTGAAATTGTATTGTTTACATCAGGCACAGGCTCAGGTAAAAGTACAGTCATTAAAGAAATTGTACTTGAGATCCTAGCTAAGACAACTGATATGATCGGTATGGTATCACTCGAAGAATCTATTGGTGACTCTGCTGAGAAGTTTATTGGTATGCAGTTGCGTAAAAACCTTGTATCTAATAAAGTAACTGAAGCAGAGATGTATACTGCTCACCAACAAGTGTTTGGTGATGAACGCTTAATACTGCTTGATCACCAAGGTTCTGTAGGAGATGAGTCTCTTATAGACAAGCTTGAACACTTAGCCCTTATGGGTTGTAAGTATATCATCCTTGACCACATCACTATTGCTGTGTCTGAGGGTGCTAAGGGTCGTACAGGTAATGAAGCAGTTGACTCAGTCATGAGTGATCTACTTAAAATATGTAAGAAGCATAACGTCTGGTTAGGCGTTGTGTCTCACCTACGTAAGGGTGAAAAGCCTTTTGAAGAAGGTCACTTGCCAACCATTGATGACATCAAAGGCTCAGGCTCTATTAAACAAATCTCATTTGACATTATTGCTTTCTCACGCAACATGATTGCTGAGACAGAACAGATGCGTAACACAATTAAGCTTCGTGTATTGAAATCTCGATTCACGGGTATGACAGGTGACTGCGGTAATACTAAGTATGACGCTGACACTGGTCGCTTAATGCAAACAACTTTTGTTGACTTTGAATAAATGAATCCATTAAATTATCTTACTGAACGTGTATCGAAGGTTGTCCCCAACTCAGATAAGATCTACAATGAGGGTGCTCGCCTTCTAGCACACTACCCAACATGGGAATATGAACTTGAAAGATTTATCAACGAGTCTTGGGATACCCTCCTTAGATACTGCATTCGTAACAAGAACGCAACGCATAGCGCCTCTGTTAAACTCACCTTTGCTTCTGACCTTATCGGAAAAAGAATTGCAAGAGCTATTGGAGCTGACGAACTTGATATCAAGTCAACTCTATCGCTTGGAGATCTTCTTCTCGAAACGTTCCTTCAAGATGGACTAATCGACATCTTCAGAGAATATGCTGGTTACAAAGCACCATACATGGTACGCATTGTTAATCAAGCAGATAATATTAAGCCAACATTAATTGGTACATCATTTGAACCTTTGTTACCTATCATGGGTCTCTATAGCCCATTAACTAAAGAACCTTTTATTAAGGGCTGGACTAACTCTAAACTATTCCATGATAACCTTAATAAAACATTTGTAAGATCTCTTGAGACCCTACGACAACAATCTTGGAAGCTTAACATACCAGTATTAAATGCTATGCAAGCACAGACTCCTAAAGAAATCCTTGAGTTGATCGATGAAGATGGTGTTGTAAGAGAATACAATATACACCATGAAAACCTAGAGTTACCTAAGAAACTATCTCATACAGATGGTACTAAGTTCCTTGGTAAGAAAGATCCTAAGCTACAACGTATGATGAGTAAATACTTTGAATACATGCAAGTGCTTAAGAAGGCTGAGATGATTGGTGAAAGAACTTTCTTTCAGGAAGTCTCTTGTGACTACCGAGGTAGAGTATACTATGCAGAATCATTCTTAGAGTTCCAAGGTAGTGACTTAGCTCGTAGCTTGTTTATGTTTGCTAACAAAAAGAAAGTTACTGAGAGAGGTTTATTCTGGATCAAAGTACATACAGCAGCTTGCTTTAATAAGTCTTTTATTATCAGTGATATACCTAAGTACTTCAAGACAGACTATAAAGCCTATCTTGAAGGTGAAGGTCTTGATACTATATCAGTAGACAAAATGACTCTTGAAGATAGAGTTGCATGGGTAGATAACAACATTGAGTTTATCTATGATGTAGCTCGTACTAAGACTATTCATTCTGATGCTGAAAAGTCTTATAGCTTTTTAGCTTGTTGTAATGAATTACTAGGATACAAAAGAGCTAAGATGGAGGGTAAGGAGTTCATGTCTGGGCTACCTATACCTATTGATGGTAGTAATAACGGATGGCAACACTTAGCGGCTATGTCTAAGGATAAAGAAGCTGGTACGCTAGTGTCACTTGTTCCTACACCTATCCAGAAAGACTTCTACGTAGCTGTTGCTAAAGAACTCATTGGTATTATGCCTGAGTACTTTGAAATTAAAGATATGCCTATGAAACATATCAGAAAAGGTATAGCCAAGAGAGGCTCAATGACTCGTGCATATAGTGCAGGTAAGATGCGTATAGCAAAGAACATGTACGAAGACTGTCACGTAGAAGGTTATACTGTTAAGTACAACATCACTGAAGATCAGTGTGACGTACTAGCAGGTAACTTAATCAAGGCTATTAATACGGTCTGTGCAGGACCACTTAAGACTACTAAATATCTACAAAAGATAGCTGAACATGAGCTTAATTCAGGAAGAAATAACCTTAGCTGGTTTACCCCTAGTGGTTTTCCTGTTATATATAAAGCCTATCTTCAACATGAACGTAAACAAAGAGGTACTATACGTGGTATTACAGGAAATAAAGATGGTCGTGTCATGCACGTTATCAAGGTTGATGTCCTTAACAAAGAGACAGGTGAACGGGTACCGTGTAGAAGAAGCTTTGCTTCGGGTATTAGTCCTAATGTTGTTCACTCCTATGATGCTTCTCATATGG